CTCGATAGTATCTTTAGTTCTGATGTGGCTATTGGCAAATACGTTGCACAGAGGGCTGGTATCGGTATTAACGCAGGACGGATCAGAGGGATCAACAGTAGAATCCGTGGCGGCGAAGTACAACACACAGGTGTGGTCCCCTTCCTCAAAAAATTTGAAAGCACTGTTCGATGCTGTACTCAGAACGGCATCAGGGGTGGATCAGCAACTGTCCACTTTCCTATCTGGCACCAGGAAATCAGAGACATCCTCGTCCTCAAAAACAACAAAGGAACAGACGACAACCGAGTCAGAAAACTCGACTACTCCATCCAACTAAGTGAACTCTTTTATCAGAGGTTTATCGACGATAAAGAAATCTCGTTATTTTCCCCTCATAATTGTCCTAACTTGTATGAGAGTTTTGGGACCCCTGAGTTTGATGAGTTATATTGCCGTTACGAATCTGATGAATCAATCCCAAGAACTACCGTCTCAGCACAAGAATTAATTCTTGATCTCTTAAAGGAGAGAGCAGAGACAGGTCGTATCTATATTATGAACATTGACCATTGTAATAGTCATAGTTCATTTAAAGACAAGGTTAATATGAGTAACCTATGTCAAGAGATTACCTTACCTACTAAACCATTACAGCATATTGATGATCCAGAAGGAGAGATTGCTCTTTGTATTCTCTCTGCTGTTAATGTGGGTAAGGTTAGATCGGATAAAGAATTAGAAGATCTTTGTGATCTATCTGTTCGTGGATTAGAAGAGTTAATAGATTATCAAAACTATCCAGTAATAGCAGCAGAACAGGCAACTAAGGCAAGGAGATCCCTTGGAGTAGGGTTTATTGGTCTTGCTCACTACCTTGCTAAACTTGGATTTAAATATGAAGATCAAGAAGCATGGGATGCTGTTCATGGACTTGCAGAATCCTTCCAATACTTCCTTTTAAAATCTTCTAATGAGATTGCTAAAGAGAAGGGAGCATGCTCTGGTTTTGATAGAACTAAGTATGCTGATGGAATCCTACCTATTGATACATATAAGAAGGACGTAGACGAGATTTCATCTCAACCATTGCAGCATGACTGGGATAATCTACGGGTATCTATCGCCGAGCACGGTCTTAGGCACTCAACACTGTCAGCACAAATGCCTTCGGAGAGCAGTTCCGTTGTGTCAAATGCCACAAACGGAATCGAACCACCTAGAGATTACCTGTCCATTAAAAAATCAAAGAAGGGACCTCTTAAGCAGATTGTTCCCTCCTATGGTAGTCTGAAGAATGCATATACGCTCCTTTGGGATATGCCTGGGAATACTGGGTATATTAATATTGTTGCTGTTATGCAGAAGTTCTTTGATCAAGCGATTTCTGGAAATTGGTCCTATAATCCGATTCATTTCGAGGACTCTGACGTTCCTGTTAGTGTAATGGCACAAGACCTATTAACCACCTACAAGTATGGTTGGAAGACCTCCTACTATCAGAACACTCATGATCAGAAGACTGATGAACAGGAACCAGCACATCCTATGGGGTGGCATGATAATGTAGAAGAGGTTGGAATCCAAGGACAAGGACAAGCAAGTGCTTTACTTAATGACTTATGTGAGATTGATGATGATGATTGTGAATCTTGTAAAATTTAGGTATAATGAGTCAATTCAACTTTCAACAATCCAAAGGAATGAAGATGGATAGAGATGTGAAGGGGATGACAGTCTTCAACACAAATGAAGTAGATACTAAAAAGCAACCAATGTTCTTTGGTGCTCCTCTCGGAGTTCAGCGTTATGATAGTTTTAAGTATCCACAGTTTGAGAATTTAACAAAGCAGCAGTTGGGATACTTCTGGAGACCAGAGGAAGTATCATTACAAAAGGATCGTGGAGACTTCCAATCTTTACGTTCAGAACAGAAGCATATATTTACGTCGAATTTAAAGTACCAGACTATGCTTGATTCAGTTCAAGGTAGAGCACCTGGTATGGCATTCCTTCCTTACTGTTCACTTCCTGAGTTAGAAGCATGTATGGAATGTTGGTCCTTTATGGAGATGATTCATAGTAGATCATATACTTATATTGTTAAGAATGTATATTCAGATCCTTCAGAAGTGTTTGATACTATTCTTAAGGATGAGAAGATTTTAGAACGTGCTGCAAGTGTTACTGAGTCTTATGATAACTTTATCTCATATGCACAGGAATATGGGCAGAGTAATAATTGGAAGAAGGATTGGAAGGATCATATCAATGCAGAATGGACAAGAAAAGACTTAAAGAGAGCACTTTATAGAGCAGTAGCAAATGTTAATATACTGGAAGGTATTCGTTTTTATGTTAGTTTCGCTTGTAGTTTTGCCTTTGGTGAACTTAAGCTTATGGAAGGGTCAGCTAAGATCATATCCCTTATTGCAAGAGATGAGAACCAACATCTCGCCATCACCCAAAACATATTAAACTACTGGAGAAAGGGTCATGATGATCCTGAGATGGCAACTATTGCAAAAGAGGAAGAGGATTGGACATATCAAATGTTTGATCGTGCTGTGAATGAGGAGAGAAAATGGGCAGACTATTTGTTTAAAGATGGAAGTATGATAGGATTAAACGATAAACTTTTACAGAAGTATGTTGAGTGGATTGCTAATCGTAGGATGAGATCTATTGGATTAAAACCTCAATATGATATTCCTGCTAAGAATAATCCATTACCTTGGACAGAGCATTGGATCTCTTCTAAGGGATTACAGGTAGCACCACAGGAGACAGAGGTTGAGTCCTATGTTGTTGGTGGTATTAAACAAGATGTTAAGAAGGACACCTTCTCAGGATTTAAATTATGACAACTTTTATAGTATGGGTATGTATCAGTATTTTACTGTACATATTTTTGAAGAATACAATCAATCATGCGTAAGTACATTTTTGATGTTGATGGGACTCTGACTCCTAGTAGGAAGAAGATTGAATCAGAGTTCGCAGAATTCTTTAAAGAATTTATTAAAAACAATCATGTCTCTTTGGTTACTGGTAGTGACCGTGAGAAGACCCTAGAACAGGTTACACCAGAGATTTATAATTCTTGTAAGAGAGTTTATAATTGCTCTGGTTCTGACGTGTATGAGGGCGACAAGAATGTCTACAGAGATGATTGGGAATTACCTGAAGAGGTGGAGAGATTCTTACAAGATGAATTAGACTTTAGTCAGTTCTCAATTCGGAATGGTAATCATATTGAGAAAAGACCTGGAGGTGTAAACTTTAGTATATTGGGTAGGGATTCAGATCCAATGAAGGGTAGGAAAGAATATATTTTTTGGGATAGACTTCATAGTGAGAGAAGATTTATAGCACTAAGGTTATTAGATATGTTCCCTGATATTACTGTAGCACTTGGAGGACAGACAGGGGTAGATATAGGACCAAAGGGAGCAGATAAGAGTCAAGTTTTAAGAGACTTTGATAAGACTGATGATGTACACTTCTTTGGTGATATGATGAAGGAGGGTCAGAATGATTGGCCTTTAGCAATGGCAATAGTGGACAATATGATGGGGTCAGCGTATAATGTAGAAGACTATAAAGAAACTTGGAAGATACTTCGTGAACAGTGACTTTCCAAATGAAGTCGATTTAATCAATCTAAATAATAGGACAATTAAAATGAATATCATGGGATGGCAACCACCACAGAGACCTCAGTGGGTGAAGGAGATTATGAAAACCCCTGGACATACAAAGGTACAACTTTCACTTCTGCTGATATTGGCGACTTCTTCGGTTACGTCTACTGTATTACAAATCTCAAGAGCGGTAGGAAGTACATCGGTAGGAAGAACTTCCAGCAGCATCGAAAGCATCGAGGTAGCAGACGCAAACGGACGAGTGAAAGTAACTGGAAGACATACTACGGAAGTTCTAAAGAACTTAACGAAGACAGGAAACTTCTGGGGAATAGTACATTCCGTAGAGAAATCCTCGGAGTCTACAGAACCCAAGGTAAAGTAAATTACGAAGAGACAAGACAGTTATTTTTAAATAATGTTTTAACTGAGTCCCTTGACGATGGTAGTCCTGCATATTATAATAGCAATGTCTTAGGACGCTATTACAAGAAGGACTACTATGAAGGAACTCTTTTTTCCTAAATAATTAGTACCGTAATAGGTAAAATCAGCCAAGTAGAAGATTTTTGACATGTGGATGCAATTAAATTTGCACCGCATTTTACGTTTCATGCACACAGTTTTCTATGTTGGGTTATTAGTACAACTTAATGACAAGCAAGTATACTAGGGACATGCTAGTCAAGTCCATAGTTGCAAATCAGATGTCTGGCATCGGATCTACAGGAGGCAATCAAACCTACGTCAGTCAACTTAAAGATTTGTATCACAAATGGGAGCATGTTTCATCAGAGGAGTTAATCCTCATGTATAATAAGATTCAAAAGACTGCTATCACACTAAGTCAACTAACCCCTTAAAATATTTTTTTGTTATGATTCCAATTCCTTTAGTATGTTTAATGTACTCTACTCTCAACCCCGCTGAGTACGTAGAAATAGCAAGAGTAGTACAAGTTGAGGCATACCGACATTCTGCAGACGAATACGGTGTTGCTGCTAATATTATGAACCGAGTTGCATCTGACGACTTCCCAGATTCTATACAGGGAGTTATCAATCAACCTCATCAATACGAAGGTTTAAAGAAATTTCCGAATAAAGATATAGATCCAGAATTAGTCGCAAAGTTATCATCACCAAAAGGACAACTCGGTGTTTGTAATGCTCTGAATAAATTGGAAGGGCGAAAGTATTTTAAGGGACAATCACAACTATATAATAGGGTTCCAGAAGAGGACCCCATGTTCCATCCTAATGGAAACTTTTATCACCACTGACGATTATGGACTTAGACAAGAACCAAGGCATTAAGCATGTTAATAGGGATGACCTAGGAGATTTTGGTGCAGATAATATTGATGGATTTAAAAATTGGATTGCCCAACAGATAGGGGATGACGATAATTCAATCCTATCTGAAGTGATGGAGAAGAATGCTCAGGCAGAATTTTTATATAAAAATTCTCAAGCACATAGAGAGGATTTAGATATTGTTACTGGTATGCCTACAAAAGGCGTACAGAGATTTGAGGATCACTACACACCTAAGCGTCAAAAAAAGGATTGGGTTGACAGTCAAAATACTTTTTGATATAATAATTCCGTTGGACGCAACACAGGGAGTGACTGAATAAACTTACTGGCATATAGCTGGTTAAGGTGATGAGACACAGGTGGTGCTGCTGGTTCGAGTGAACCAGAACCGATGACCAATCGGGTCTCAGGCAGAGGAGTAATTCTAAACTGTAGAAATGCCCTCCTCTTGTTGGTACACAGGAATCCAACCTCCCAC